TTTCACGTACAGGTATTCTCCGCCGATTTCCGGGAAAGTGACGGTATCAACCGCCTCTAAATCCCCATACACAAGCGCATTTCCAATGCTGGTATCCATGCCATACCGAAACATCTCTGTCTCGGTTATCTTTGCCGACTTATAATACTCTGCATTTTTGTCCATCTGGTGTTCTTCTATTTTCCCGGCAAACACGAATCCTAAAATCATCATTACCGCAATAATGGTAATGCTCGCCAGCAACTCACGTATTGTCACTTCATATTTTCCAATCCACCACGACTTTTTCATAATCACTCACCGAATAAATTTGTCGGCGCATCTGCCGGGGCCTGATAATCCAACCTCTGATAATCTAATATTTCATAACCCGTCCATGATAAGAACAATCTGGCCGGAAATCCTTTTACATACCGGTTATATGTACCTACCTGCTTGTTATAGCTCTCACGATACTGGGCAATCATGTTTTCCGTGGTAGCAAGCTCTGTCATGAGCTGTTTGTAATTCTCATTACTTTTCAGTTCTGGATACGCTTCTGCTACCGCTGTAATTGCAGTAGTCACATTCTCGATATCTCCGGTGCTTCCTCTGCCGGCCACAATCGCCTGTAACGTTTCCGCCTCATGCTTGTCATACTGCTTAATCGTATCCACAAGATTTGGTAGCAAGTCGATTCTGCGCTTCTCCTGCACCTTAATGTCAGACATGGAGGTTTCAATGGATTCCTCCAAGCCGATTGCCTTATTTCTGCTGCCCTGTACGCCAAATACGCACGCTACTGCAATAAAAACAATTCCTACTGCCACAATGGCACCTATCTTCCATGTTTTCATTTTGATTTACCTCCCGTTTTTTAACACTCAACAATTATTCCGACAGTGATATGCTCCGAACACCATCAGATTGACTTCCTTTTCATCAAAGCCACACCTGTTCAGTCTACGAACCATGGAATACTTCTCCTTTGTCGGAAGTTTCCAGAAATTCTCCCGGAGTTTACCCAAGCATATGATACAGTTTCTTACTGCCTCAAACAATTCTTCAAATGCCAATTTGATTTTGATTAAAATCCGCTTAAACTCTACAACCATCATATTGCCAGATTCATTGATACATTTTTTCTGTGATTCTGTCATGCATATGTACATTTCCGTAATCACCTCCACCAAATCAATCCGGCACTTGCCAGAAAGAGAAATATCATCACGGAAAATCCAACCACAGAAGCAACATCTTTAACATTCTTCCACATGAACCATCCTATGATAGCCGCCATAATAATATCTCCACAGGTTACAATAGACTTAATTACTTCCATCACCATCCTCCATTCCGATAATTTGGTTCAAGATTTCTTCCGCTAAATGCTTCGCCCCATATTCAGCGTGAATTTCGGATTCACCATCTCCAATATAATGCTCCTTTGGTTTTAAAACGCTGAAAATACTCGCCACAAAACCATCGTACAAATCTCCCTGTTTCAAAAGCTCATTTCGGAGAATTTTGATAACTATCGGTATTGTAAAAAATGGCATCTTAACTGTAGACATACGCTATTTCCTCCTACTGCAAGTCGTTTACGGAAAACACAATCCCAAGCAATACGGTTCTCCATCCTCATACACCATAAATGTCTCATGTGGAATGTCAGTCTTGTACGTCCATGGGATAACATTTCCGTCCTCATCCTTGGACGCCTTGTCGCACCATAACGCTTCAATGCAATTTTGGAAATCTGCTTTATCATCCTCTCCGTTATAAACACCAGACTTAGAGAAGTACACCTTCCCACCGTCAAAACAGTCGCCCTCGTCTCGTAATGCACCCTCAAACTCCATCAAGTCATCTGACGCGCCGGAAACGATGACCCAGCCGTTATCCTTCGCTGTCTGAATCTCTTTTTCTGTAAACATCGGATATCCATATTCCTTGCCATTAAGCTGCTGTGCAAATTCTTTTATGCTCATAATGTTACCTACCTTTCTTCAACCCTTCGGGTAACTCCTGTATCAGCGGTTCTCCCCAAATATCTGCCAGACTGGATTTCATGAACACTGGAATGCCTGTTTTACGACACTGCTCAACAATATCTTCAACCCACTTTCTTTCGGGTTTTACCTTATTTTTTCGTTTTCCTGTCTCAGCTCCAATGATAACCCATTTCGGTGGAGAGTCTTTCAATGCACTTCCAATTTCTCCAAAAGGCTCAAGAATTGGCTCTATGCTCAAAAATGTATTTACACCCTTTCCCCAATAAATATCCATATGGGGACTGGTAACAGTTGAGCCATACCACATATTTTCATATACGGGCAGTCCTATTTCGCTGTATCCAAGCTGTGCATATCGCTTCGGATTCTTTGTCAGAAACAGATAATTGTGCTGCGGAGCCTCCCTACACGCATTGAACACGTCAATTATCCAGTCGGTAGGAACCCACTCTCCAAACAGGTCCGCCATCGAGCATACAAAGATATTCCTCGGTCTTTTCTTGTCCTTGTACTCGCCCAGCCGGTAATAATGAAACGTCGGCTCAAATCCAAACGGATAAGGTGTGCCGTCAATAGGATTATCCAGAATATGTAACGCCGGGTTCTCATTATGATACGCCGAATAATCAGGGTAGTTTTTTCCGAATCTGTTTGAAATTCCTCTTGCATAACAGTACGGGCAATCATGCAAACATCCAGTAACCGGATTCCATGTGCTGTCGCACCAGTCAATTTTTGTTTTATTCATGCCTCACTCGCCTCTCTCCTCGAAATCCACGCAGTCATCGGAATAACTGACCTCCAGACCATAGTTCTCACTTTCCTCATTATCGCATACCCACTCACCATCTATGTACCGTCGATATTCGCATTTTCCGCACATGTTATTTCCTCGACTTTCTTAAAACTGTTTGCCATGCTTATATGGACGAGTTTTGTTAAATCTATGCTTCTCAATAATTGCAGACTCCAAATCAATTCCATAAAAGTCTGCCATGTCAAAACACCGAATTACAACATCCGCAAGTTCAGCTGGAACTCCTTCTGGTTTGCCATCTTTTCGATAATAAATCTCCGTTGCTTCATGTCCATCACGAAATTCTTCCAGAATTTCTGACACCTCAGAATGAATCAACGAAACAAAATCAGTGCACTTCAAACCGGAATTCCTGAATCCATGTGCTGTATTATTTTGTCCTACCTCTTTTGCAAATTCATTAATCTTCAATTCACTCACTGATATCCCTCCCGAAATAATCATCTGATAAAATCTCATACATTTTCACGTCATAAAACTCACCGTCAATCAACCTTGCATGTTGACGCTGGATACCAACAATACGCCCCCCATATCGCCGAATCATCCGGTCATAGGTTTTCTCAATCGGATTGCCGATGACAACAACGAATACCAGTTTCCTGAAATGGAACTTCTCAAAAATATCCCGAAGAGCCTGTCCTGCATCCATTCCGAATGTTGCTTTATTGTCCGTAAAGTTTATAATGTTCAATCCATCCACGACACCACTTGACCTAGTTATTTCATAGCCTATGTATCCGATTACCTTGCCGGATGAATCCAGCGAAACAAATTGATGTTTGCTCCAAGTGGAATCAGTAATCTCCATATCTTCGTAATAACTCGTGAAATTCCAGAATTTATATTTATCCTGAAACCATATTGACCTGAAACACTTCTGCAGCTCTTCTGCGTGATTAATCGCTAAATCTAACATGATTACGCCTCCCTGTATGGCACATGATACTTCGGCTTATTCACAGCTTTATCATCAATATAGACATCTGCGAAAATCTTCCGGCAATCATTACCGTGCCACTCAATCATTTCCGGCAAATTCTCATTCACTGCATCAAACTTCAGTCCATGTTCCCAGCACCAATCAACCGCTTCAAGGAGCCGTTCTCCCTCTCTGCAGGACCAGAGAATGACTTTATTTCCCTGCCTCCGGCGTTTCTTCAAATGCTCAATAAGCACCAGGTTCGGAGCGCCGATTCCAGGATATACACTCTCACATAATGTCCCATCGAAATCAACAGCATAGATTGTATATTTCCGTTTTTTGTCCATGGTACGCTCCTTTCTTAATTCCCTTGCGCTTCCAAAACTGACTTTCTTGGACAATAATAGTGAGTTATTTGCCCATCCTTTCCCGCAGGTACCGCAACCAACACTCGTTCATAAATGCTTATATGGCTATTATACTTGACGTGACTGGGCTTCACGCCTCTTGGTAAAAGCATATCCGCATCCTTTTTTGCTGGAACAATAGCTATGACTTTCCCTGTTTTAATCTTATCGCTACCCTGCGCCTGGCTTGTCCATGTAACTTCTTTTCCAACTCCAATCATAATCAGTTCTCCTCACCTTCATTGTATTTAGGAAATCCCCTTGTACTGAATCCTTCTGACTTACAGATATACTGTTCTTGGTTACTATCCATATGGGTATCCTCCTAGCTGGAAAGCCTTTTTATTTTTTTCGGAATTAAAGGGACTAACTGGCGCCGACAGCGACTTCCTACAGACCCCCTCCCGCCCCATTTGCATATGACGGTTGATTGGTTGAAATACTGCACAAATTCCAGTCCCAAAACTATGCATATTGCTATTTCTAAAGCCATCATTGCTTGTATCCGTCTCAACTATTCGCTAAATATAAATTTCACGAATAGTTCTGGTTGAAATCTGCACAAAATCTGTCAAAAATATTATGCACAATAACCAATACACTATAAATTGTGCCTATTGTGTAACCGGCACGCTGTATTATCTGATAATATAGTGGTCTAATCCGGCAAATCCTCCACGCTTCCAGGCAAGGATTCTGTTGCCTTAGCCCTAGCCGCTATCTCCTCGCGGCTGTAAGCCGGCAGGCTTGCCTTCCCATCGGTCTGGATAATCTGGATGTTATCCCGGTATCCATAGTTGGCTTTTAGGGCAAACATACAGCCAATGTTGCCAGTCTGAATGACCTCATCATACAGAGTTGACTCGCACTCCTGTTTCCACTTTTGCGCCGTGTCGGAGTGTCCAGAGGCTACTCTACCGCCATATTCGCCCCTTAACCAGCTGTTTATAGTGTCTCTGCTGATATCTACCATGATACAATAACGCATCAGTGTAGGTTTAATCCTACATGTACAACAGATAACTGTATAAATATCCCATAATATATTTAACTCTTTTATATTATCTTTATCCGCCTTATACTTACGTCTTATGTCCTTTAAAAGCTCTGTTAATCCCTGCGAAGAACATAGATTAATATTGGAGTGACGAGATACAAAGTCATTACAGATAGTCATGATTGTAGCTGTAATAAACTCTATATACTCTCTCTCTGATTGCTCCTTATCATCCGTATCTAACTCAATTACAAAGTTATTAACAGTATAGGTATTATCCTTATTAGCCATATCTGTATATATCCTTTCTGGGCTATATAACCCTTATATCTCTATGTGGGAGTGTATATATAAT